ACGCAACTCTTCTGCCACAAACTTATCTTTGACAAACAAGTTACTGGGATCGACTTTCTTGTTGTTGGGGAAACACAAGTCCAGATAATCCATGCAGATAAAGTCTGGCTTGATATGCGACCTTGTGGTAAACTCTTTAATATAAGCACGGAAGTCATTGGTAGTACTGCCCGCCGGCATGTATTTGATCTGCAACCCGCCGGCCTTCTTGCCCATCATCTTGACTTTGAGCTCAATGTCATCAATGCGCTTGAAGATTTCCTTGCTGGGCACATCTGTCAACATACTATCCAGTCGCATGCTACACAGCTCTTCACTGAGTTCCAGTGTAAAATAAATGCCGTTTAGCCCTGCCAATGCCCAGTTCAATGCCAAGTTTTGCATGAACAAACTCTTGCCCGAACCAGAACCACCTGCAAAGATGTTGAGTTCTCCTCGGTTGAATCCACCGAATAGTTTTCTATCCAAGGCGGGCCAGCCTGTGCTACATTGTCCATTGCTGTCTTTAATACGCATAAGACGAGCCTTGGGGTCTTCAAAGTAGTCTGTGCCCATGTCTTTGGTTAGACCAATTTGTACCGCTGCCTTGATCTTGGTTTCAACATCGGCATACTGTCCCTTTTCCAACAAGTCGGCACTTTCTAAAATTGCCTTCTCCAAAGACTTGTGCCTGGTAAATTGTTCAAACTCGTCCAACAACCAATCGATGTGCCCGCTGTCAATTTTTTCCAGTGCGTCAAAGTGTTGGTTAGTGGTTGCTTTGATTTGTTCAAGTGTGGGCAACGTGCGATATTTTTCCACGTGGTCTTTGATGAACTCTGCTGTTTGTCTTAGGTTGCGATCAAACAAGCTGGCATCAAAAATGTTTTGTACCCGCACAAAACTTTCTGCATCATGCAGGAACATTTGCAAATATAACTTTTGCAAATCGGTATTGTAATCTCGTTGTTCTATCATAGTGTAGTATCTAGCAATTTATTTTGAAGCGTTCTAATTTTCAATTTGGCCTTGAGTGCGTTGGTTTCTATACCTTGTATAATCCCAGTCATGGTATATATCGCTCCATATTGTCGTGCGGCATCTGCCACATCCTTGATGTTGTCATGCCACTGTGGCAAACTGACCATCCATCCCAACTCTAATACTTTCTCTGCCAACTTCAGTCCAGGCTTGTCTCTATCTGGCACCAGTACAATTGGAATGTCTAAATTGATCAACTGCTGGCGTTGGCTTGCACTGACTTCTGCATGTAACAATGCACATCCGTTGATGGCATCGGCATCCAGTGGACCTTCCACCACCAATATAAACTTTTGCTCTTCTTGTTGCCGATCCAGACCATAGACATAGTGCCCGGGTATCTGACTTAGATATTTTGTTGTTTTTAAATTATCAATGGTTCTGCCAGTCCACCCCACAACCTTATTGTCATGTGTAAATGGAATAATAAACCTACGAGACAGGCCTTCATCTGGAGTCCACCAATAGCGAGTAATGTCCAGCTTCCTATTAATCAAATACTCGGCCACTGCCAAGCAATCGTTGTTGGGATTGTCTGACAGAGCGTGTTCAAGTGGCACTGCACCCTTGGGTAAATCTACCTCTGGGAAGACTGCTTCTTGTACTTGAAACTTTTTAGGAGTTGGTAAATTTTCACGTATACGTAGAACTTCAAAGCCTAACTTTGCATACTGCTCATCATTTATATTACTCCAAGTGAGGAAACTTTTAGTGTTCTTGCTCAGCAACGATCCTGGACGCCATCCTGCTTTGAATCCACAGTTGAAGCAATGATAAGAAAACCCATCACTGTCAAACCTAATGCCGCCACGACCACGCTTGTCTTTTTGCTCTCCCCTATGATGGCAACAGACAGCATTAAAGCTAGTCCATCCACTGGCACTATCTTTTTTGCTTCGGGGTAATAACTGTTGAACCGTTTCAACGACCAGATTTGTCATACTAGTATTATAGCAGATAACCCAGGGGAGTGTCAAGTTCTATGTTGGATTAATGTAATATTTCCTGAACTGAGACCAGTGGGTAAAAATTGATATCTAATGAAATTAAATATGCCATTAAAATTTACGTAGGTAGAAGTTGCACCAGTGACCAACCCAACAGTGTCGATGGTGAACCAACTTGTGGCGGTGGGAGCCAATGAACCTTGTATGGTAAAGGTTCCTTCCACAGTGGCTTCTTTAAAAATTGATACAGTGTGCAGGCCGGCACTTCCGGAATCATCCAAGGGATACAATGTAATGGCCGCACTTGTCAATGTTGGGCCGCCACCGCTGGGTGAGAAGGAAGTTATTTCTTGAGTTTGACCGTGTACTGATTCAAATGGTCCAGACAAGACTTCCATGGTACCCAATGCATTGCCGTTTTGTTCAAAGTACAAAGGACGCTGGTATGTACCATCACTCAATGTCACGCTGTAGGTATAAAAACCAGGGGTCATGTCACTTAAATCTGCGGAATTTAACAGTACATTTAACTTATTAGTAGTACCAACTTTTATTGCCAATGTCTTGTCCAAAGCATAACTACCATTAGCATCGATTGCTCTGAAACGAGCAGTATAACTGGATAGTGTTACACTTTGTTGATCAAAGTCTGTAACAACTAACTCATAAGCATTGTCTACTCCCTGGTAGACTTTTAGGGGTTTATTCCACATTACTGTATTCCTCAAGGTCGTGGGTGTGTTTAATCGCAGTGAGATTGTTTGCACCAATAAATAGGCAGAGAGCTGATTCATATATGTATTTAACCAATGACAACAACACAAAATCGAATAGTTGAACTTCTAGAAAAGTTCCCATTTTTAACAGTAATAAGTTATTGTGGCAATGAGTACGTGGGTATTGTTCAAAATACCGATGCCACCACCATAAGTTTTTATGACTTTCAAATCATACCGACTGACGATCTCAAAGTATATTTCTTAAAATTAGGTGAGCAATGGTGGTGGGAAAGTAATAGAATGTTGCCCATCAATATCTTCATCAAAGGTGAAATGGCTCATTATAAGATATACTTAAAAACGTTCAGTTTGAAAGAAACACAGATTATGGCAGGCCCGGTTGTTAGCCTCAATGACTTCTTTAAGAAACGTATTAAACGTAGGAATATTCAATTAGTTCGCAGAGTTGGTGCCAAACCCAGCATCACATAGACTGTTCCACTAACAGATTCATATGCACTACTACCAAATGAGCGTAGGCCAGTGCGTGGGCCTTTTTAAAATAATAAGCACCATCCGCTGGGGCGGTCCACACTTCTTCAAATATCTTAGACCAAGTTTCACCAAGTAGATATCGCTTGCTTGGTCTGATAATGGCCAAACATGCGGCCAGTTCTAATATGCCAGTGGGCTTTAACTTGTTGACTACATCAAAATTTCCATTCAAATGTGTCAGCTGACTTACTACATCTTCGTGCTCCAGCAATTCCCACATCGGAGTCTGCTTCAACAACGCATCTAAATGCGCTTCACTCTTGACTTGTTTATACAAGTGTACATTCAATAAATCAATTTTAAAATACTGTAGCTGTTCAGCAGAGTCGTAGTCCACTGTGGACAAATTGCTGTTCCAGTCCCAGGGCAGGAATTGAAAGTATACCCCTGTGTTGTGCTTGACCAATTTGCCCTGCTTGTCAATGCTGGCAGGGATATGCTTGACCAATTTAAGTAATTGGTCACGGTCGGCTAAGTCAATGTCAATGTCCATTATTCAATTCCAGCGGCTGTACATGCGTACTTAACAGTTTCCATGTCCACTGGCCAATCTTTAATCCTGCGTTTCCAATGGTCGGGATCAATTACTCCAGCAATTACATTCAGCTGATCCTCGTTGAGCTTGCCCAACAATTCTCTACCAGACTTGGTTGCCCACATTATCCAAGGACTAACTCTGCCGTTGCTCAAATCTGTGGCTATCCTATTAGGGTTGGCATACAGCAGGTAATGTTCAAAGCTAGATGATTGTTCGTCTGCCCACTTCTGCATGGTGGTAAAACTACGTTCAATGGCACTGTCAGCACCTTCGGTCTTGATGTATTCCAATAGATATTTTGTATAGGTGGTGTCACGAGCCCAGTGATCTAATTTAACCTGCTGTTTGATAACCCAGTCGATGAACAACAAGGGATTGACTGCGTCCACTTGCCGCATGTACCTGGCAAATTTAATAAAGGCTTGGTAGTACGGACTCTTGGCAAACTGATCCCAAGTGCGTTCTTTGCCGCCCTGTGTCAGTTGATAAAATCGTTGATAGCTCATGAACGCCAACTGCCCCACTGGGTCGGTGCGCTCTTGGCTTCTTTTCTTTTGCTCGCAGACGTGAGCTAGTAAGGTACGCTCTGTCCTGAACGACCTTTCACAAAATTCACAACGATATTCATCGCTGTTGTTTGGTAAGCTCTGCATATTCATTTAAAAATCGCTTGGCCTGTTCCTTGGTTAATGTAGATTCCAACAATTCAAGTTCATCGAACTTGGCCGCTGGATACATTGCTTGTAATGCAGTCTGCATGTCAGACTTTTTGCCCTTGCGACTTGCTGGGCCTTTCAACCAAGTATGTCGTTGTGGCTGATATGCACCCACCATGCTAAACAACATCCACAGCAATTTAGGATGTTTGGTCAATTGCCAATAGTTGACATTGACTAATTCGTTGGTTGTGGTGAGATAGTGTTCTGTAAAGAACTGATCCGATTCAACATTGCTGGCATAGCGAAGCATGAGATAAGGAACAAACGCCTTCTTATCTTCATCACTCAGACGGTCATAATACTTTTTATCTCTCTTGTCCAATGCCGTCAGCGTTGGACCCAGTGGTAACATCTTAGCTGCCATTATATTCCCAAGTGATCCTTATATTCTAAGTCTGATTTACATTTGTGCCACGAAGGCAATAACAGTGTAAACACTCGACCCAGCCAGCCAATGTGTTCACCGCAGAGTTGACAACAATGACTAGGGAATTTTACCATACATCTCCCACATTGACAATACTTTGTGCCCTGCTGATCTCTTTGGCGAAGTAAGCACATATAGGCGCCTTGCCTTCTGTCAGTGGCACGGTCAACATTTGCCCAGTTTTAATCTTGGGGAAGTACCACTTGACGTCACTGTAGATATCAGTGATGTTGACATGTAAGAAC